CTCTAGTCCCCTCCGTCTTGCCGAGGCTTTGATCGGACTTTAATTTGGGAACTAATGAGGGATCTAATCCTGGCGCAATTTCATCGAGAATGTCTTGATACGCCGCTGGTTGTTGCTGTCGTTGCAATGCGTCGGATTGCCGCTTGGCTACTTCAGCTCGTTCTCTGGCAACTCTGAAGTCAATTTTTCGAGATTTGGCTTGTGTATCTAAATAATCTAATTTCTGTCCCAATAACTCCCTAGGAGCATAGATGCTAGTCTCAGACTCATCCAATTGGCGCAGTTTTCTAGATGCTAATGGTGCGCGCCCAACTCGATCGACCTTTCGATTGATCGATGCCAGTACCGGATCGCTAGCACCTGCTCGACGTGATTCTAATTTGGCCAATTGCGCCTGACGAGCTTTTTCCAGCCGCTCTTTCTCGATTGCTCTCCGCTCATCAACATACTTCTGATTTTTCTCTTCTCTTGGAGCTAAATCTATTAATTGCTGATTAACTTGAGATCGTTGAGATTCGATGTAGTCTAACGCAGCTTTCTTTTCCTGGTAGTTTGCGATCGCTGCTTGCCGTTCGACTACTACTCCTTCTTGTGCTAATTTTAGGTCTTTCTTTTTGGTTCGATCGCTAGTTCCCCGCCCTTTGTTAGCTTCAACAGCAATATCTCGTTCGCCAACAAAGCCTCTAATCTCACCACTAGCTGATTTAATAAACTCATCAACTACAGGAAATTGCTCTCTTGCTTTAACTACAGAAGTTTGAATTTTCTGAGTCGAAGCTTTCGATAATTTATCCAGTATTAACTTTGGAGATCCAATAGTACCTGATGTTAATTGGCTAATTTGATTGCCAACAAAACCAGTTAAACTTGTCTGAAGATTTTTACCGATATTCTCAAAAGCACCTCGACTAATACTAGCAAGTATACTTGAAGGATTTGATGCCTTCATCCCTTTCTCGATCGCAGATTGGATCGATCGAGACAGACCATCTCCGTCAACGTCGGTTTTAATCTGAGTCGAACGCCCGTTGACTGAAATATCCCGACGCGGCTGCTGTAACTTATCTAATTTTCTTGAATATTCGTCAAGGGAGGTGTAGTCCGCCTTTACCATCAAAGGCTTGGCAAAATCAGCCCGAACCTGGGCTAAGTGAGCCTGCTTGAGGCTTAGGTGCTTGTTTAGCGCAGTCAGTTGAGAGTCATCAACAATCGGTCTGATTGGAACAGAATTTTGCAAGCTTTGCCATTTGGCTTTATACTTCTCAATCGATCGATCGGCCGCAACCAATGCAGATTCCAAACCAGGTAGATCGACACCGAGTCCTAACTCTAACCGCCCTAAACTGTCACTCACCTAACTACCTCAATTTTGAAAATACCACAAAAAGATCGCACACAGCATGAAGAGACAAGCAAATATTACTTTCGATCTTTGATTCAAGACGTAGATATCTTTGCTTTGGATCATTAGCGAGATCGAAATTACCCAAAAGCTGAATATAGTCATTAAAAAAATATCAATTAGTAACATTTAATTTTTCCTCAACTTGCTGATCCGGTTGCAGCGACTCAATCGCATTTACCACTAAGACGAGAAACTCATTCAACCGATCGTTTAGATCGACTGGATAACCCCATGGATCGAATTTCACTAAAATCGATGTGGGGTTAATTTCGATTTTTGTTATTGATTCCAATCCTTGCTCAAGTGCGCTAACAAGCAGCCCCGATCTCAAACTGCAAGCATTTCCGCAGATATTTAAAGTTGCTTGTAAAATATTTTCACTACGATTGGTCGCAATCTGATAATAAAACCCGTTTTGAGTTGCTGAAACAATCAAATCGGGCTGCTCACTACTAGTGTAAAGCTCGTTATTTGCCACTGTTTTTCTTCCACTGTGTAATTTGCGGACTGAGATTGGCGACAACCCATCCAGGCACCCTACGCGCTTCTAATTCAGCCAAAAATAGAGCAGTAGTTTCGGCATCTAGATCGAATTCTTTACCCTTTTCCTGCTCATCCTTGGGCGGGTAGGGAAGGAATACAGCAGGATTGTACCCTGATTCTTTGCTGCCACCAAATGATTTAGCAATCAACCGTAACGACTCGACCATGTGAGCCGATGTAATGCTATTTTGATTGGCGGTAGACTTTTCCTGCTCGATTAATTCGTTGGCGATTTCGAGAACAAATTTACTCGGCAATTGCCAGAAATTATTAAGGTGGAAAACAGGATCCGAAAAAGCGCGATTAATGCGAACATAGAGCGATCGCCAGTAACCCTTATTTGACTGATAGGCGGCTGCTTGCTCGATTAATCTCAGCTCTCCCCCACTGTTTTAGGTTGCTCAATTACTTCTGGTGCGTCGTCCTCAATTTCTTGCACTTCTTGGCGCAAGAGTTTACGAATTGGAAGATAAACTTCAGCAAACAATGGGCTGATTAAATCTTCGTACAACCATGCACCGCTCCACTCTTTTTTGAATATAGTTTTGTACTTAGTTTTGAGCACTTCATCAACGATCGATCTCTGATTCATGAGATACAGGATCCATGTGGTATTGATATTAGCTTCGTCGAGATCCTCGAAAAACCCCTCGTAATCTACTCGTAACTCGATCGATGCAGCTACATCACTATCGCTTGCGGTTAATTTCCCTGATTGCCACTGGCGGTAAATCGATAAAGCCGCAGCTCTAGATTCAAGCTTATTCTCGGATGCGGTCGCATCAAATAATATTAGCTCTTTAGTTTTCAATGCCTTGTCTCGATTCTTGATGTTATTGTCATTCCACTCAATTTCTTCGAGCGTAAGGCATCCGAACTTTTTAAAATTAAATCCACCAACATCGACAATCTTTGGTTCAGTTTGAAGATTAGACATAGAGTAAAAATATATTTTTAGCGAAGGTTGCGATCGGTTGATTGTTGAGGTCGGGCGGAAGGCTAATATGCCTTATTTCCTCACCAAGACTAATTTGAATAGGGCTTTTAGTTTGAGGACGAACGCCTAGGAAATTAACTTGTAGACCATTTGGGGATGGTCTACAAATAATGTATAAATCTGAACTACTGCAAACGATAATCATTGACAGAATACCAGTCTTACGTTCCAATTTTTGGCATTAATTCCGAGAGTATTTTCTTGGCTTCTGCTGAATCATCATTAATCCATCCCTTTTTTGTGAATCGAGGTAATTTCCCACCACCGACAATTGAACTTGATGGCAGTGGAGTAGTTGTGTATTTTATATCGTCGATGACGACATCTTCTTTCACGAAATCGTAACCAAAGAAGAAAGATTGATTGAGTTTGATGACGTTTTTCATTTTATTATTTTTTCTTTAAAGTAAGGGTGAAATACTGATCGGCGAGTAGTACGCCAGCGTCTGAGCGGAGATAAATGGCATTGCCCACACAGTAAGGATACCCTTTGTTGGCGGTAAGGGCAAAATTATCCTCAACTTGTACTGGGATAGCACAGATCATGTTGTTCCCACCAGGATAATTCATTCCTGTAACTGTTAAAATAATTTCGGTCGCATATTCCAAGCATGTTACCGAAGCCGCTGTTGCTCCGCCGAATAGCGTCACAGTAAGAGGATTCGAGGTTTTCAACATTCTATCTATGAGTGCTTTCAGCCCTAAATCAGTTAGCAATTTTTCGCCTAATGCGAGATTTGGCTTGCCAACTAACGCAGCTATTTCATCACTAATAGTAATCGATGGAAGTGGATTATCAAAACTTCCAGGAAATTTTTCGGTGCTTGCGCCTTGCAGTATGTTGCCCATTTTTTTGCCTTTGTTATAAAGTTCAATAGTTTTTTCAAAAAATCTAAAAGCTATTAGCTTCATTCCTTTGTAATCCCAGTGATTAGCATCCCAGAAAGTTGCATTTTTCACTGAAATCAAGCTGTACCGATTGTTTGTTTTAACAATTCTAGCAATTGAATCATTACGAGCAATTTGTATTTCTGGCAATGCAGAAAATAATATTGGCAATTCAAGGCCAATATCAGCTATTAATCGATTGTGGTATTCGATCGTTTTTTGTCGCCAAATATCTTCGGCAACACTGCTAGCATCGTTAATCCCTTGGGTATACCAAACGATCGGGAAAATATCTGTTCCCAGCAAAGCCATAGCCGCCTTAATCCGAGTGATGGCAGTAGTGTAATACCCCGAATCTCCCCCCCAGTCCGCGATCTTGCTCCCACCTTGCCCTGTTTTTACAAGATAAACTTCACCAAGCCAAGAATTTAAAAGTACTGAGCGAAGCAGCCCAACTTCCCATCCGTGTCGTCCTTCAATTACCCCAGAGGGGTAAGAACCAGAGATCTCGGTGTGGCCAAGTAAATTGTTAATACCTATGGCTAAATCTTCAAATAACATGGTATTGTTATTTAGGATTTTCACAGCTCGGTTTGGCTTTAGTTCAAATGGATTGCAATCAGAATTGAATGCAAGGCCACCAGAATTAGATTCTCCATTAAAAATGATCAGTATTTTCATGGATTAAATCAAGATTTAAGGACAATGCCACAAACGAACACGCCAGATCCTTTGAGCTGGAAAGTGCGCTCTTGTTGTCCAGCAGAAGCAACGTTATTTGCTTTGCTGCTAATTTTAACATTAGCAGCTCGACGCTCATATACAGCGTCTCCACTAGCAGTTATTTGATTCATATAAGTATCCATAACTACAAGGCGATCTGTATTAAGTTCGTTACTTGCTTGGATCAATAAATCATAAGGCAAATCATAGCCAGTAGGAGTAGTTGCTGCTGCCATGTCTACTGCGATTTGCCCCATTATAGTAGCAGTAGACTCGTTAGTTTGACCACTGTCAGAACCGCCTAGGTAGTAGCGAGTGTCGGCGTTTTTATCTAGCCCTAATTCGGCAGTCGTCGCCGATTCGATCAAATTTGCATTAGTCAACGCAGGCATTCCCGCAATATTGGTAATCAACTTCTGCCCTCCAGCATTAAAAGCTGCTCCATAAGTAGGTACTAATAAGCTCCCTAAAAACACCCACACAAGACAATTTCTACCCTGTAAAATAATCTCTCCAGCCATTGATAACCTCTATACCTGTAAACTCAACTTTTTTTAAATCGCTGTGTTGTTGATCGAGTAAGTCAACTGCTCCTCTCGATCGATCTCCGCTTCCAGATGCGATTCCTCAATCGCCGCTGATAGCTGTCTAATAATCCATTCCTTTACGAGATTTAGATCCTTAGATCGATCGTGCTGAATCAATCTAAACCGATAACCAGTAATTACACCATTGCTGGTAAGATATTGGCGCGGCTTTAAATTGGGCTTGAAAATCAAGCATTCAATCCCCGATCGCTTCCATTCGGTGGGCGGATCTTTATCCCGATTTTTGACGATGTAAATTGCGGGGATTTCAACAGGGAGTTTGTTCACCGTGTAAGCGTATTTGCCCAAATAATCCTGCAAAACTACTAACTTTAAATGCGAGTACAGATCGCCAGTACCGCTAAATAGATCGCGCAAAGGCATTTTTGAAAACCTCCGAGGGATTGCACAAAGCGCGGGAATTCTGCCAGCCGATAGATCCGCTAGAACTAGCCGTGATTGCTTCTTTCAGCCACGGGGAACCAGGATCGCTCCCAATCCCCATGTAGACATCGAGAGCATAATCAGCATCATTTATCAGCACGGCGTTGAACGGTGTAAGTCGTTCCAACCGTTGTTGACGGTAGAGATTGCCAGTATCGTATTTATCACGGGGGGATGTAACAGTTGCGCCCGTCGATCGCACGGTAGTGCGCGGCCATGTGTATCGCTCTAGTTTTATCGCTGCTGGAGATGCTGTTTTCACAGCATCAAACACAGCATCGGTGGCAACTTGAGCGCGGCGCATAATTGAAGCAATGTCGATCGTCATCACTCACCTCCTGGGATAAAATAGCCCTCGACTGGATATCCGGTTAAATGGCTCAAATCGTAGCAGTAAATTGAGGCTTCCTGGGGGACGGGATCTAGATAAAGTCGCCCGTCAATTCCGCTAATTATCGCTCGATGGTTAACCTTAGTAGTTGTGCAGATTGGTAGATCGGCGAATCCCTTAATCTGCTGTTGAAACGGGGCTTCTTTTTGGATGTATCGATCGCCAGCTTTAGTCCGGTTGTCGATCTCCAAAAAAGCTGCGATTTCCGTCTCCATATAATTCGGCACATCATGCCCTCGCTCCGCATCAAATACCATGCCAGATTGAGTCTGAATATAAATAGTCGAATTGGCGGTGAGGGGAACAGCTAGAGTCACGATCGCTAGTATATCAGCAAACAATATATTAGCGTTTTTACTGTCAATATATTAACAATCATTCTAGCACTTGGATAGTTATTTAGTCTTCAAATTTAATGAGGTAGTTAATCTCCGCCGAAAGCAGGGGCGTAAATTTCTTGGGGCTTCTCTCTCCGGGTTACCAAGCAGATGTATCTCACTGCATCGGCAATGTGATCGTTAGCGTTGGTATCCACATCCGCCGGGTGGCTTTCGTCTCGCGGAACTGTTGGCATCATCGCCCAAAACTGCGTGCAGCGGGGCGATACATATAGCCCTGGATGCTCAAAATTACCCGCTCGAAACATCATCGTCCGTAAGTGCTCCCAGCCAGAAATCCGATCGCCCTTTTTGGCGGGGGAAAACCTTACGCCAGCTTGGAGAAACAGAGCTGCGATCGAGTCTCTGCCATCATTTGCAAAGCAGGCATCATCGGCAATATTATCGATCGACATTGGGTTGAATCCCCACAGCCCGCAAAATGATTTGATCCGATCGGCTGCAACGTCGATCGTCAAGTTCAGCCCCTTGATGGGATTGTTCGACTGTGCTAGATACAGCTCATCCAATAACGCGATCGAATCGCGCGAATAAAAAGTATCATTAACGGTAGAGCCAGGTGATATCGCCGCCAAATACACCGCGCATGGTGCAGCCGTGCCGTAATCCATGCCGATAAATGGCCTCCATCCTTGGGGGATAGCGTTCCAGTTGGGGGTGATGGAACGATCGCGATCGAGTACGGTAGCGAAGTAGGCACCACGAGCGATATTCCAATCGCCTTTAACATATGCCTTTTGCAGCTCCATGTCCGTAATTGTGGAGGATAGTAACAATGACAGGTATTGCTCTCGATCGAGGGTTGTATTATCCAAGTACGTGGATAAAATCGTCACTACCGTTCGTTTCGACTCTTCCTCTAGATAGGACTCCCCCGATATGCGCTGGTTGATATATCGCTTGTAAATCCACCCGTGACCAACATCGCCAGGGTTAGCGAGAATTGTTCGCCGCAATGGTACGCCCTCATGTCCGCGCAAGTTGGAAAGTAATCGATCGAGCAGCACCGGGCTAGAAAACTGCCCAGCTTCATCAATATACAGATCGATAAAAGTTTTGCCCTGAAATTTCCGATAATCTCGATCGTGTTCGAGTTGGGAGAATTTTAGAATTCCACCGCTCTTAAATCGCCAAAGTTTCTTGGTAGAGTTGTACTCGCCAGGACAATGAATCGCAAACACGTCGCGACATACTTCCTCGAAATCTTCGATCCCATCATAGGATTTGCGAATATATAGCCCACGATATCGCTTCTTGTACTTATTCGCCCTTGCTGCAATCCTAAAAGCCACCCCGTAAGATTTCCCACCTCCCCGCCCTCCCATCAGCGCAAGATCGTCCTCTGTGTCGATGATTCTTTTCTGCAAAGGTGTTGGCGGTCTGAGGTTAGATGTTGATGCCAAATCTAGTCTATATGCTTTTTCGAGCCGCCCGATCGCCGCCCTAGCTGTTGGTGTTCTTGATCGAACATTGCCATATCTTTTCGCTACCACCGATCGCTATGCCTCCTCGGTCATTTGCTGCTCGTGTCTCGCCAGCATCTCAGCTACGCCATAGATGCGATCGTTAGCTGTCATAATCAATCCCTCGATCTCAAAGGTCGCCTTATCACACGATCGAACTTCTCTCAATGCACTGGCAATGATTTTAACCTGCGATACTTGCCATTGCAGTTTCTCAATGTGCTCGGCATATTCTTTTTTCGTCTGGCAATCTTTGACCTTGCAACGATTGAGAAGATGCTCAATTAAGCTCTGAGTTATTTGAGTTGACTGAATATTATTAGCACGCCCACCCTTGTTTAATTGAGCGACAATTCTCGAATCTTCTTCGATCGCTGCATAAACTTCATCAGTTGCGAGATCGGCTAATTTTTCCGCCATTGCTTTAGTCGATCGCGACTCGTCAGATGCAATTCTTTCGTCCCAAAAATGCTCTCTGCGCCACTTACAGAAGTGACTAGAGCTACTTTTCGCTCTTCTCCGCCCTTTCTGCTCTCGGTATATGTTCTCAGCCTCTGTCATTGATCGTGGCGAAGGCATGTCTCGATAACAGCAAAAAGCCAGCCAAGCACTATCCGACTTGATTTCACCTAGTATGCGTTCATGAGCTGAGTAGTCCGTCATGATTTTAGTTTAGCGCGATCGCCAGTGCTCAAGCCAAGATATTTGCTAATCGCCTCGATCGCTTCGTCTTCAATAATCATTTATTTGTGTACAAAAATCATTAAATTACCAATAAATCCCAATGATTTTCATTTTACTATGTCACAGGTTTTGTCGTCAATCGATTTCTCCAAGTAGCAGGCATAGATTTCAAGAATTCAAAATATTACGCAATTAGCTAAACCCAAATCCAATACCGCTAGTCGAAGCACAGTCGCAAGCATCGGGAGGTAAACTGCATAGAAATTCATTCTTACCAACTAAATTGATTAAATATCCCAACCATCGACCATACAAATCATTAGACTCAGATAGAATCTTCCCTTCGTAAAATTCGACATTGTTGGCTCGTCTCAATCCTGGCACATAAATATTTTTCTGGGCAGTGGTGCTTGTCGCCGTAATACTGGTCGGGTCGAGGTCGGCCGCAATCAATCGATCGACGATCTGCATTAGCTCATCTTCCCAAACTGAATCGATAGCCAGAGTATCTAGGTGTTTCCAGAAAAGCTCTTTCCCACGCTGGGGAATCTTGAGTAATCGAAAAATCTGCCATTTTTCCTTGTCAGTCATTGGTGATATTTATGTTTGCCAGTATATTTTAAGCTTTCGATCGATAGTAGTTGCCAATATTTTACTTGAAACAGGCTCAATATGCACTCAATAGAGTAAAATATATTAATCCATCGACATGGCAGCCGTGGCAGAAAACAACCTATTGAGCAGACTGGCTAAGATTGCCAAGCAACTCATCCCCTCGGCAGGTGCTCCAGTAGGCCAGCAAAGACCAATTTCTGGGAATTCGAGCGGAGCATATGGAGAGAGTCTTGTTAGTCGAAATTACGATCTAGAAATCCCCTTGAATGGAGGCTTGGTTCGCGATCCGATAAGATTGCGGAAGTTGATCGAGATGAAAACATACTGCCCTGAAATCGCAAAAGCGATCGCAATTCAACGGGATGATGCCTTCTCATCAGAAAATGGAGACGATCTAGGATTTAGAATTTCAAACTGGATCGATCGAGAAAAGAAAATTCCCGTAGATTTAGAAATCAAAGACTTACTTGATAATTTTATTTATGAAAATCTTGGTGCAGAATTTTGCAAACCAATTTTAGCCGAAGCAATTAGCTTGGGGGATTCATTTTGTGAAATTGTTTTTGATAAGAATTTCACAAAAATTGAAAGGCTTTTACGCTTACCAGTTGGCGAAATGTTTAGAGTAGAAGATCGTCAAGGAATGCTAATGAGGTTCGAGCAGCGAAGGTACTTGAACGAAAATGTTGGCAGTACGAATGCGGCGGGAATCGAGTATCATCCAGCACAAATTATCCATTGGAGATATCAAGCAAACCACATCTATGGGCAATCGCTATACGAAGAGTCTACTTCTGATTGGGAAGATCTCAAAAAAGGAGAGATAGATCTTGCAAAAGCTTGTCGAGATCTTGGGGTGATTCCTGTACATCATGAGATGGCACAAAATAGCACGGAAAATGATAAACAAGAATATCAAAAGCGGCATACGGAAGCAAAGAGGCAATTCTTAATCACCGATCTTTATACGATGCCAGGTGTAAAGATCAATCGGATTAGCAGTAGTCAGGCAAATTTACAGCCATTGGTCGATCGCGTGTTGATGCGCCGCAAGCGAATCGCTATGGGTTGTCGGACACCAGCCTACTTATTGGGAATCCAGGAGGATGCCGCAAAGCAACTATCAGGGCAACCCGCCAGTGCTTATGCTAGGCATATCGCCTCTATCCGGCAGACGTTCTCCCAAGGAATAAATCAGTTGCTAGATTTGCATCTTTGGATGAATAAAATCAGCCCCGATCGCTGGCGATATAGAATCGAATATCCTGAGATTATTTTAAATCCATTCAGCCAGTCGTCGCCAAATCAAACCACTAAATCAAGTAATATTTAATCAAAATGGTAGTAGAAAAACTAAAATTCAAAGAGAAGCCATTGCCAAAACTTGCGCCAGAAACAATGACTAAGCGAGAAGTTGTGAGAATCAACTCAATTGCTCCGGATATTCTTCAACCCTTAGTTAATGCCCAACCCTATGGCTAATGAGATTATTTTTTGACCGAAGAACGCAAAGATATCATGATTTCACCAAAAAAACTTTCATCAGCATGGTTGAAGTAAAAGCTAGGTTTGCTGATGCTCTAGCCTCACAATCAAAGTCACTTTCATTCCTAGCCGATCGTTTAGTCGCTGGCACAATTTCCGTGAGAGAATGGGAGATTCAAACTAGATATCATCTAAAAAATATTCGCGTTTGGTCTTACACAATTAATTCTGGCGGACAAAGGAATATGAATCCCGAAGATTATCGGATTCTTGGGACTCAGGGAAATGTTCAAAATTCATTACTGAGAGGGTTTGCTCAAGATTTAAGAGCTGGTAAATTAACTGAGAAACAGCTTAGAGCCAGACTAGAACTCCATGTAAAAGCTAATTCACAAACTGCTGACATTGCCCGTACGCAATCTCATATAAAAGCTGGATTCACCGAAGAAAGGCGACTCACTACGGCAATTGAGAGTTGCAAAGAATGTTTGCTCTATGCAAGAACTGGCTGGATTCAAATAAATAAATTGCCGGATATTGGTCAGAAATGTCAATGTAAGGCGAACTGTAAATGTTACAAAGAATATAAATAATGGCACTACTATCGACAGCAGAATACAATCAGTTCACTAGGTTCGCATCAGCCGATCTTCCCGCGCCAACTAAAGAGCAGCTAACTAAAATTAGGTTCATAGCGGCTGATAATACCGTCGGTCGATCGCTGATGACTTGGAGCAGGAAAGCTTTAGAATCTATTGCTAAAAAACTAGTTGGGATGCCTTTTACAATTAATCACGATTGGGATAATATCGCAGAATCAAAAGGGGTAATATTTGATGCAAAGCTTTATGAGATTCAAGAAGTACCAAAGTTTTTAATTGACAATTACGCACTTAAAGATAATACAGCTATCGTTAACAAACAAGGCTGGACACCCGTAGTAATTAGCGTTGCATTTTACGATGGCGACGAGATTTTAGAGCAATTAGCGATCGGTAGTGGATCTAAAGTATCGATCGGAGGATTTGGGCCAGTAACTGATATTTTGTGCCCGCTCTGCAATTGTTCATTTTATAACAGAGATATTTGTAGCCATGTCCCTCCGTCGCCTTGGTACAGAACGGGGGAAAATACCGCACCTTATACCGTTAGAGAAGATGTCGAAGATATGGGTGAGTGCAGCTTAGTATTAATCCCAAACAGTCCTTCGGCTACAATCATTGATAATAGATTGGCAAGCTTGTTTGAATGATTGCGTTAACAATGGCAAATTAAGTAATCGTTTCAAAAATTTGGCACCGTAATCGCCAAAGTATTGGTAAGATATAACCAAGGTATATTGTTGAGTGCATGAAATTTAAAACTGGTCGATCTCTACTTAAACTTCGCAAGAACATTGAAGGGAAAGCTTCAGGGCAAGGGTTTGGTCAGCGGGGAAGAGAGTCTGGATCGGGCGCAGACGAGATGATTAAGCGGATCCATGAAAGCGCAGGCACTCCCAAATTAGAAGAAAACGAAAGTAGCGACGATCGATCGGTCGATACTCCAGCAGTAAAAACGATCGAATCCACAGACGAACCTACCCCCGTAAAAACTGACTTACCTAGAGCGACCCTGACAACCGAGCAGATGGACGCGATTATTTCGGTCAAAGTCGATCAAGAATTGGCGGTCGCTGCCAAGGAAAGAGAAGCTTTAGAGCGAAAATTGGCGGAGAAGGAAACTGAAATTGCTGCCGTACAGAAACAGCGGGAAGCAGATTGCCAAAACTTTGAATCTCAATCAGCCTTTTTTGCTAAGTACGGATTCGCCAAAGATAGTGGTGGTACCGGACAAAAAGAGCGATCGAGCGACCGAGACCCTGGCAATGTAGCGATCGCACTCCGCCACCAACAGGGAATCATCGCGCCCTGCGATAGCTGGAAAGAATACTGTAAAATCCACGACCAAAGTCCATCAGAATCAATTGATAGTCGTCGAGGAGGGCGAGTAACCCAGCGAGATACCCGACACTCGGACGGCTGGTTCAAGGAGCATTTTCGCGGAATGCTTCCAGCGATCGATCAATTTGCTCGCGATAATGGGTTGCTGAAAGGCGGCAAAGAGGGCGTCACAAGTCGGGCAGACGTAATACCGATGTTGCTTGAAGTATTGAGCGCATACACTCGCGTTAGTCACCATCCCGCGCATATTTGGGGTATGTTTGCGAACATCACCGTAGAACTTGGCAAGCGGAATGGGGAGATTGTGGATGTCCCTCGGTTCGCTTATGCAGCAAGTCGCCGCAATCGAAGCGACTGGGATTTAACCAATGTCGGAACATTGAGCACCTCAGCTCAAGCAGTGCAAGCTGGAATGAGCCAAGTCGTTATCAAAGAATGGGGCATGGGGAAACCAGGCTTACCTGGGGAAACCAACGCGCCGATCGGGATGTCAACTTTTTTGAATTCCATCTCTGTATTGGATTTGATGAGTGTTGTAGATAATAATCTTGGTTACAACTACAGAGAATTCGAGACAGCTCAAATTCTTGATGGTCTATACGCGACGACTCCCGTTCGATACTACAATAAAAAAGGCTCTATCGTTACTCAAGCATCTAGCGTAGTTGCCAATGATGGCGGCACTTGTACCGCTGCGTTTCTTCGAGCGGTTAGCGCGCAAATGGCGACCGATAGTGCGACGCCTTATTCCAACGGTAAATACATTGCAGCACTTGGCCCCAACGAACTGAAACAATTGGAGGATTCCCTAGACCCAATTAAACAGGTTATGGTGAAAGCTGATATGGCTGAGATGACTCGGATCTTTAGCCAATCAACAGGTGTTGGCGATCTCAACTACGATGGCTATAAAGGAGATCTAGGTGACTTTATGATCTACAGTACAAACACCCTGTATCAAGGGCCAGTAGCCGCGCCTGGTGGAGTAACTCTTCAAGAAACGATCGCAGGTGGGCTAAAAGACATCCATATCGGCTATGCTTTTGGCGCAAATGCCGTGGCACGAGGAATTGCCCAGCCTTTCAATGTTCGCCGCTCATCAAATACTGATTTTGATCGTTCCGAAATTTTAGTCTGGAACAGCTACGAAGGATTTGGGGCATTAGATATCAACTCTAATCTCGATCCTGTTGGCACCGCTGTTCCTCAGCAGAATCGGGTATTTGAACTACGATTCACAACAGTACCCGTGTAAAGAACAAGGGGATCGCGGCGTAAAAATCGCGATCGCCAATTTAATTTTATATTAAGAATAGAAAAAATGCCCGAGAAAATTATCCAACAAGTTGAACCTAAAACGTCTATCGTGGAAAAATCAGCGTCTGTCACTCCCCCAGCTCTACCGATAGTAAAAGAGGACGACACGCCATTTGGCACACCAAAGCCACCCTCTGTATGCGACGATAACGATATTGCTAGGATGCACGAAGAGGCGATGCGAGCCGATGGAGTGCCTTATTGCTCTATTTGCAATAAGCGAATCTTGGTCGATCTGAATAATCAGCAAGTTTGTCAAGAAATCGGAAAAACAAATTGCCCAATCTCCCAAAAAAACTTGAAAAAATCAGCGTTGTTAGCAGTGGAACAGGCTGGGATAAAAATCGAATTATTTACAGATCGAATCATTAAGGCTCAGTCCGTTCTAGATGTAGCTCAGGCTGCCGTGAAAAACGCAGAAGTCGCTCTAGTAGCCTATGAGGAATCACTATCCAGTGCTGAAAAAGAAGCGATCGCAGCAGAGAAAGCCTTAGCTCAATTGCAAAAATAAATCAAATTAGATATACCGAGATTTAATTGAATTTATAATTCGGATTTGTTCGGGGTTTGATGGCACCCGATCGTACAGCCAAATTTCGGCAATCGCCCCCTCCAGGCCAATCCCATAAGCAGGGCTGTGACCGATCGTCATTTGATTTGCCGCGATCGAAGAATTACTGGCAACCCCGACAGCAATTGCCGTATCATCAACCCAGATTGCCTTAATATCGATCGATCTGCTATGAGTAAATCCTACTAGTTTGGGCGTACCAAGCGCAATAGGATCGACTGCATCAATCCGCCAGTTGCTTGGAGAGCTAGCTACATCGCCTAAATCCCAGTAGATATTGCCATCAACCCACGGCATGTGACCAAAGGCGCGAATCATCGAATTGCCGTTAAAGTCGAAAGCTCCAGTAGCAACGCCGCCAATCCGTTGTTTATAGGCGATTAGCAAATTTAACTCATCACTCGTCGGCATGGGTGCAGCGGCTGCGGCCAATGCTGCATTGCCTGAAAAAGCCACTCCCGGCTTAGTATCATTAAATAGATTGAGATTCCCCGCTGCAATGAGTACGGGCTGTTGGGCAATTTCAGACTGACTGAGGTGATTTTCCCTCCCAGACTGGTCGTACCAAGTGTGAATCGTGCCCGTTCCCAACCCAATAAAAGCGATCGCAGCAGCCAGATCGAAACTGCCATCAGCCGTAAACCCAATATCTAGGGTAGTTCCATCACTGGCGCGGCGAAGTTTAATCGCCGCGCCAATATAACCACCCCATAGCCGATCGAGGCTACAAGCGACGATCGGATTATTGAGATTATCCAAGATTGCCCGCGCGGGGGTCAATTTCACAGCCGCTACCGCAGTATTAAAATCCGAAATCGTGGCAGCAACTTGAGTGCCCGTGTGGCCGCTCCTGTCACGCGATCGATCGATCGCTTTAGCAACAGCAACGGCTAAATCCGAAATTCGAGAAACTAGGCTCATGCTAACGCTGCATTAAAATCAGCTACCCAATCGTGAACATCGGCATCAAGACCCAATTCTACCTTAGTAAACACGTCAATAGTCGCCGCTTTGGTGCCTATCTGAGCAGCAATAGTTGTGGCAAAATTAGGATCGTCGCCAAGCGCGGCCGCTAATTCGGTGAGGGTGTCTAGTGTTCCTGGAGCAGTCGAGATTAGATCCGATACGGCTACCGCGATCGAATCATTGATTTTTGCGGAACTATAAGTGGTAGTTAGATCGGAGGTGAGATCGTCAATCGTTGTCGCAGCCGCAGCCGTCGATCGCACCTCATTGATCGCACCAACAAGATTTTTAGAGGCTGTATTCAGTTCGGCAGAATTACCAGTTGCGCTGCCTGATATCAGTGTCCGAATCGCTTTAAATTCGGCAGCAACGCGAGTAACTAAATTATTAAGATTTTGTACTAAGGTCATGATTAGATTAATTTACTTTGAAATAGAGTGGTTAGATCGCCAATGCTGTTGATGTCTGCGTCCAGCTCAGCGATCGCATCCTGGAGGTTAGTGGCAAGCAATTTGCCAACTGGGTCGCTCCTAACTAAGATTGCCATAGGAGTATTATTAATGATAATCGGAGCACTGCTAATAGCGACTTCCATACCCCAAGTCTGCACGATCGATTGAGACTGAGATGCCTTCGTCGTCGCCTCAGACTGGATGACCTGCGTAATCGATTGAGATTGCACTACTTGTATAGACAACTGAGACTGTACTACCTGCACGATTGCCTGATTAGATTCAATCTCAGCCACTTTAACCCTCCGTCACCCGCCGATTGACCACAACCTTGCCGCCAGCGATTAAGTAAGATTTTAACCCCAGCCCAACAAAAATATCATAGACCCAATAACGCCGACCTACGGGTATTGCGGCAGTGATCTCCGCGCTGAGTTTCGGGATAATAATGGTTCGATCTACCGATGTAGCCGAACCAGGCCAAAGAACGGATCCATACGTGAGCGGGTAAAACTCAAATTCGGCAATTAATTTGCCGCCATTGCTCAAGTAATCGGTGCGTATTTGTCCTTTAGCTGTCCCCAAAGAGAGGTCTTCTGGGCGATAAAATTTAGCGTCTTCCCACGATGCCCCCTGAGTAATGATGATATCTAGATTATTTTCCATGCACTCTCGCATTGATGTCAATATTTTAGCATGGCTACAGTCGGATCGCTGTCAAAGTATTAGCGATCTCATTATTAGTTAATATTAATTAAATGCTTGACAATAATCGGAAGATAGACGATAATAAAATATAGGCAAAAACAAAGGAGCAAAGCAATGAAGCGCACAATCAACGGAATCCACACAGCAATCGCTAAATTATCTAATACTCAGATCGAATCACTAGTCGCCTAAAGCAATCAATTCATCTTAGATAACGACAAGGAAGGTACGCAAGAAATAAAGTATAGAGAAGAGGAATTGAACACCCGTGAAGTATTTGCAGGTTGCAAAGGTCGAAAGGAGGTCAAAGAATTAGCTTATTGGTTAGATATCACCGAACAATATTCATTCGTTTATCACCACCAAACATCACCAGAGACAAAGCAATGGGGTGATTATCCTAATCCAGGGTTTTCAACTGTTGATAATTCAAAAAAACCTGTTTTTGCTTTATGAATAAATGCTTAAAACCTTGCCCATTCTGCAATGGGCAGGCTATTGAAACTGATAGACATGGCTGCTGCTCAAATAATTCATGGGTTGAAATACAATGTCTCAATTGCGGAGCTAAAATAGAAGATTATCCAGAGTGTCGGTGGTTTTCATGCCTTAAAGAAGGTGGATTTAATATGACTTTAGAACAAGAAAGAGCAAATTTTGAAGTATCAAGACAAGTGCTTCGCGAAAAATGGAATAATCGCCCAATCTCAAGCGAACTTGAAAGATTGGTGAAACAATGTAAAAAAATCGCGATCCAGAACGTGGAAACCCTCGAAATTATTGCTTGAATAATTGACAAATAATAAAACGCCATGAACCAAGCAATCACCGCCGCCCACCACCAACGCATCATAGATACCGCCGCTGGCACCTACCCCCACCCCGATCGCCCTAAAAACCGCAAAGGCAAATCC